CGAAAATATCTTCCATACCAAGCACATTAAGGAGACGTTCATATGCATTATTATGAATTACTTCGACATTAGCCATAACATAGCCAAGATCTGTAATAGAAGGGTGTGGAAGGTTCTGACCGACATTAGCCCAAAAAGTTTTTACTGCTACTTCAATCTGACCAATAGCAGATAAAGATCGAGTGACCATATCTCTCTCTGTATCTGTTAAATTGACTTTGAAATCTTGAATATCAGACTGAAAATTGAACTCTTTATCAGTCCAAAATCCATTGTGCATGGCTGTAATGAACTCTTCGGTCCAAGGATAGTGATCAGGTTTGCGGGAAATTTGTTCTTCGAATATCATTATGTACTAATATATACATTTAGGTTAGGTTGTAAAGATAATAATACAATTAAAAACACCATATTTATGATGCTTATTGTATTAATCGTTTGATGCTCTTTGACGAATCGATCTTAAAGCTCCAGTGGTAGAATCTCTCAGAACCACTACAGCATCACGATTTTTACGGGCATAGTCATATATCTTCTTTTGGTCACTATCAGTTAAGTCAAGATATTTTGCCCATCTTTCGAACTTATTTCTTCCGCTTTGAAATCTTCTAAAAACATCTGTTGGAACATCGAAATCGCGGTACTTTCTCTTTTTAACCATCAATGGTTTATCGGTCATAGCCACGGCTCCTGTTGTCATCTGTTCTTTTCTCTGATTCATACTAGAATGTTATATCGTCCTGTGTAATATATATACTTTGCTTGGTTTTCACATGATATCCTTTAAAGACTTTGACACCAAAGACTTCTCCTATAGGTTCATGTTCTTCAACCATAACAACTGTATTACTTTTAGCTAAAAGTTCTCCATTTCTTAATGGTAGATCCTTTGTTAAAATGAATGTTCCTTTACGGATCTTATTTAAATCCTCGGTTAGAAACCAATCTGTCGATTCAACAATGCAGTTTCCTTCTATTTCCATATCAGTGATCTCACTTAATACCTTTGCGAGTCTCTTATCTGAAATATTACAATGCTCTTTAATCAAATATAATGCAGCGCCGTAGCGGGCGATTGTGCTTTTACCTAAAGGTATTTTCCCTAACAACCTTCTAATATTAAAGACTAGTTTATGGAATGTGTTGTATGCCGATTTCTCATCAGCAGTTTCAGGCTCTTTCAATTTCTTACCATCTTTATCAACAATACCTCGCTTGAATGCATCCGTCTTTTCCCATGGCATCGTGAGCAGTCTAAGAAATCTTAGTGCATAAATAAAATCTGATCCTCTTAATAATCCCATAGTATGATTTATAATGATTGTAATTTCTTGGCCACATATAAGTCAGTGACAATGTCTTTTTTGTGTTCTGGATTTAGATAATTTAAATATATCAAAAAGGTCTTTATTGTTGGCCAGTGATTTGTTGAAACACGATAGAATAGCATTCTAGTGGCTGCTGAGATATCAAATACATTATATATTGTTATTATGTGATTTAATAGAAGTCTTTCAGATATTATGCCCGTGGATTCATATTTCCTCAACAGACGATTAATATATTTAAATCTAGCTAAGTCTTCTTTAAAATCCTCAATATCTAAACATGCTGTATTTCTATAGTGTTTTGCAGCATATAATTCAAAATTCTCATTATTTAATTCATTAAATATCTTCATATTTTAAAGAACGTAAAATCTACCTCTTTCTACAACTTTTCCGCCATTTTCTTTAGCGTATTTTTTAGCTTGTCTTAGAGAACGAAAGGATTGAGGTTTATCACTTTCAGCTTGAACAACTTCTCTTAACTCTTCAGTTTCTTCTTCAATGATAGGCTCACTGATTACTTCTCGTAGCTCTTCGATCAACACCTTTTTTGATTTACGACGGTCTAATTCGATATCGTATTCTCTGCCAAGATCTTCTAGTTTTTTCTTTGATAATTTTGTTAAATCTTTCATATCTTTATTTATCTTCGTCATATATTTCAACTGTGTGAATATCTTTAAAATTATATGCAGCCTTTGGTGTTGGTTGTTCTACTTCATGAATCTTACTAGATTCCTTTTTAGTCTTCATACTCTTAAGTCTTTCAACTTCCTTTTTCTTGATCTTAGGTAAGATCTTCTTAGCAATCTTCTTGATTGCAGCTTTCTTCTTTTCAACTTTTTTATCAACGACGGCTTTCTGTCCTGCTTCCAAATCTTGATATTTCTTATCTTTCAATATCTTGTTACGGATGATCTCCTTTGCAGCTTTTTCAGCTCTTTTCAGAATCTTCTCAGGTGAGGCTTTCTTCTTCATAGCAATAGCCTTCTTGCGTGCAATCTTTGGTGCAAGACGTTTCATGATTCGACCTCTTGCTCTTCTCTGAGAAGGTGTGAGAGGTTTCTCACTTAAATTGGTTAATGTTTTTTCTATAATATTCATACTATTATTTATCTCCTGGTAAACCTAACATCCATATAAGAGCACCGCCTAGAGCGGTGATAATTGCTGATACAAATGTCCAAGCAATGGATTTGATTGTTTTTAATGTTCCTTCAGCATCTGCTTGTTGTTGCTCAACCTGCCTTAATCGCTCTTCTTGAGCAACCATTCGCTTTAAGATAATTCTTGTTGTTTCGTCTAGATTCGTAATCTTTTCTTCTGCTCTAGCAAGAGCAATGATAGCATCTGCCATCTTATCGATCTTTTCTTCGATCCTATCTAAACGAGTTTTTTCAGAAGAGTTCATATTCCCCATTGTAAGGTGTTTAGTTATTATACTTTTTTCTTTCGGGTATATGTTTTGCTCTTTTTATCAAACCGCCAATCTTTCTTATTGAAGTTTTGGAAATTTTGAACTTCATCATACTCGTCAACTGTTAAAGTGTTTGTCTTTTCAAAATCAACTGATTCACCAATTGTGTCTACTTCAGGTTGTTTATTAATGAAACGGGTGATATGTTTTTCATTTGGAACGATAATACTAAGACCAGATTTATCAATATTGAAATCATATGAATTGAATTTGTTTCTCAATTTCTTCTGAAGTCTTAATGCAGCCGGTTTTGTTAAAGCCTTAACAACGACGCGGCGACCATCTTCTACACCTATATTTTCTTTAATCGATTCAAGTTTAGCCAACTTGGATTTTAGCATCTTGATATACTTATCTTTTCCGCCGTATTGCTTAATCATTTTAGGCGATGGATTCTTAATCAAATCTTTTATAGATTTAATATCAAGATCTTTATCAGTTGATTCGAGTAACTTAAGTTCTTTCATTCGATCTTTTACAACAGATTTTGGTGCTTCCATACCGCTTGGAGCTTTAACACCAATAAGAGTTCCAAGGTCTTGTGTTAGATCAGCATTCTTAATTTTACCAGTTTCAATTGCTTTAACAATATTTTGTGCAACAGTTTTGCGTTGATTCTTCTTTACAGCGTCACTCATGATCACTATTCCATCAACCCAATTTCTTAAGGATTCTTCTCCCTTTTTCATAGAATACATACCTTTATGAGTCTTAACTTTGATTGCTTCTTCAAGATCAGTAGATTCTTTAGCCATCACTCTCTGAGCAATTTTAACAAGATTTTCAATCTTGTCGTTTTCCATCTTCTTCTTGGTTGCAACACTGACCTTATCATAAATCTGACTGATAACAGATGCTGTCTGCATATCAATCATCTTTCCTCCGATCTTAGATGCTTGCTTATCTGAGACAATTGTTTTAATCTGATCAATCACAGAACCCTTACCTTCTTGAATCTGCGTCGATTCAACATAAGCATTCAATTCATACTTACCAGAATCCATACCATAGACTTGAAAGGCTAGTCTTTTCCTTGTTTCTTTACCATTCTTAGTAACTTTAACAATATATCTATTGGTCTTACCCTTACCTGGCTTTTTAGGTCCGGTTGAGACTTGATTGAACCAATCATCTTCATCAACTTCAAATCCTCTTTTCTTGGCAAGGTCTAATGCTGCTTTTGCAGCAGATGTAAATGTTTTGTGATATAGAGGGTAATCACCCTCTTTCAAGTATTGTGAAAATGAAATCATATTAAAGTTCTCTTGTAAATTTATTGAATGTTTTAACTATTTTACTTGGCGCCCATGAAATGTCAACATTAGACTCTGCAATAAATGAATCAATTAACTTTTCATCTGATTCATTTACAGACAATTGAATTACTTTACGAAGACGAAGTGTTTCAAGTGAAACAGATTCTTTCATCTCTTCACCCTTAGGTCTATCTTTAATGTTACTTGGGTAACGAATTTTCAAAGGATTGTTGGTTACAAAGATTAATTCGCCATCAGCATCTAGACCAGCCATAGTATAATTACCAGTCTTCATTTTAAGATTATTGAGAGGACCGAGTTTGATTGCACCAGGTCTCACCTTAGAAATAAGAGGCTTGAGATTGTGTTTCTTAATAAGTTTTTCTCTTCTCTTCTGGTTACCTTTTGTTCTAATCCAAGCCTTCTCCAATTCTTTAAATGGAAGAGTTGCTTCTTCAAGATCAACTGATTCTCCTAATACAGCATCTACACTTCCGCTTGGAACTGTCATTGGATCAGCCTTCATTTGCTTAAGACCTTTCTTAATAGCTTGAGCGCTATTGCTAGCTTTCACATCAACTGTTTGACCTTTAAAAAGTTTACCCGTTTTCTTAGTAATTGTAACTGTCCACCATTTAACAGCTTCTTCAAGATCAACTGATTCTCCTAGTACAGCATCTACACTTCCGCTTGGTACTGTATTTGGATCAGCCTTCATTTGCTTAAGACCTTTCTTAATAGCTTGAGCAGAGTTACTTGCTTTCACATCAACCGTTTGTCCTTTAAAGAGTTTACCAGTTTTCTTAGTAATAGTAACTGTCCACCATTTGACTGCTTCTTCAAGCTCAGTTGCTTCTTCAAGGTCATTTGATTCGTTATAAGCTGGTTTGATTGCAAGAAGTCCTTGTTTACTTTTTGGAACTTTAAGCTTATTGATTGCAAATTGTTTTGCGCCCCAAAGGTCTTTTGCATCTTTTTTCGTGATCTCTAATTTCTTTCCTTTAAAGATTGCTATCCAACCATCAGCTTCTTCAAGATCAGTTGATTCACTAGCGAACATCTTTCTAGCGCCTTTCATAAATGCATCAAATTCTTTTCTCTCTGCAGGGCTTAATTTAATCTTTCCTTTAAGAACATCTCCTAAGGTTTCTGGGTTTATGCGGCCGAGTTTCTTAGCTAATTTATCGAATGAATCTTCTTCAAGATCAATATCTTCTTTCATTGATCTTTTTTGCATCTCTCTTTTGATGGCTAAAATAACTGGCTTAGCAGCAGAACGTCCAACGTTTTTGAAGATGTCAAATAAATCTTTTAAATCTGAATCAGAGAGTTTAGCATAATCTGCGGCTGCAGCTTCTACTAAATCCGAAATAATGCCATCAATGAAAAGATCATCGAGATCTTCTGATTCATCCATGTTCTTTGTGATCTTATCAACCACATCTTTCTTCAGCTTGACTTTAAAGGTCTTTCCGCCGAATTCAAATTCTTTCTTACCATCTTTAGCAGCTTGTGCCAAAGCTCCCATAAAAGCTGGCACATCTTCATCGATGATCGCTTTAGGTATAAAATTTTGTCTTTTCATATTAGATTCAGTTTTCCCATTGATTGATTGTTTTGGTGTATCTTTCCTATATTTATAAGAAAGCTGTTTTGTACCTTCTTCTCCTGCACCACTTTCTACTGTAAATTTTTGATTAGTTGTTTTAAAATCTTTCTTCCTCATAACAGTCTTTGCTACCAAATCTAATTCACCATTCTTATCTAGTTGTAGAACAAATGGCATATTAATATCTGTTTCCATATCATTGATAACGGCCTGCGCCCCTTGACCAAGTGAGGCTATTTTCTTACCGTATCTACGATATGACTGTTTAAATAGTCTTTGTATCTCTGCCGGTGTGATATCTTTTTTATTACGAGAATCATTCAATCTATCAAGGAAATGTCGAGTGAATTCAACATCTAGGCCAACCTTACCCCAAAGTTTGTCGGCAAATCTTTCGATTGAATCTAATTGTTTTTTGGTAATCATTTATTTTTTGACAGGTTTCTCATGAACCCAACCTTTATCATTTAATCGATTGTGATCATCTTCAGTTTCAGCCCATTCTTTTTCACCAGTCTTTGGATCATACATCCAATGTGACTTGAATTCAGATTCTTTCATGCCCTTATGCTTCTTCCATAAATCAGCATCAGCGGTTGTTCGAGTTTTTCCACCAGTAGCAAATGAATTGATTCTAGCATATCCCCACTGTTCTGGAGTTGTGCCAGGGCGATGTCCTGTTCTCCATGCCGCTACACCCCGATCAAATACCTTCTTGAGAATAGCATAAGAAATACCAGTCTTTTCTGCTTTCTTTTGAATACCTGTCTTAACATCTTCATATACTTCACCAAGTTGTTGCTTAATCCAATCTCTCGCAATCTTATTTCTTGGAGTTGCATTAGCAAACTTAATCATCTTCTTATAAGCATCAGTTGTTGCTTTCTGCCAATTGGCACCCTCGGAATTATCCACAATTACAAAGTTATCTTTGAAGAATGACTGGAATTTACCAATATTCTTCTGAACACCGTCCCACATAATCTTTACTTGTTTCGGACCGAGTGTTCGACTTCTCATTGAATCTCTTTTAACAGCAGTTTCTAGATCAGTGTTTACAAAAATCATACCTACATCATAACCAATTTCTTTTAGTTTGTTGGCTTGCTTTTTAATCTTCTCATAATCTTTGCCCGTTCCATCAATCACCAAGCCGAGTCGTCCCTGAATGTAAAGACTCATCTGTTTAGCAGTTAAAGACTTTGCCTTTGCACGAACCTCTTGTCCCTTTGGAGAGAAGATAAATTCTGGCTCCATCACTCCACCTGCTTTTTCGATTGCTTTTTCAAAGGCAGGATCAGAGTTCACCAATTTAAATCCTAGAGCACCGAGACCTGTCTTACCCACTGTAAATGATTTACCAGAGCCTGGGCCACCTGCAAGGAATACGGCTTTAAAGATTGCAGGATCATCTACACCCTCTTCTACATTATCTTCGGCATCAATGATAGGGTTCTTATCTTCGCCAAACATATCTTTGAATTTCTTAGTATGTTTCGAAGGTTTTGTTTTAGCAGATGCATCACCAGGAGCTGCCTTATAAGCAGATGGATCATCATCAGATTTTGCGGCACCTTTCTTAAAGTGTGCTGCTCTCTTTGCTTTAGTGGACTTTGCCATCTCATCTCCTTCAGCATCCTTTGCAAAATACTTTGCGGGTTGAGAACCTTTCCTATCCTTAATATCCTTATCTTGTTTTACTTCGACAATCTTATTAAGGAAATATTTATTGTCATCTGAGCCTACGATATAGTTTGTACATCTTTCTGCAACTGAATGAATCTCGCCCCTTAAGTTTAAGAATCGATCACCAACAAGGAATACCTCTTCAGCAATGTATCTCTCACGAATATTTGATGTCTTTAATTCAATATGCTTACGAAAATTAGTCATCTCCTTCAAACCCATTCTCTTCCTAAGAAGATTGAATACGGCTAATTTATCACCAAAGGATTTTGGAAGACCATTTGAGAATGATTGAAAATCACCTTCAATAGCAGCTGCTCTCATCTTAGAAGCAGACATGCCAGAAACATCATCTGCATCTGGATCACGATCTCCTGCAGACACAATTGAAATTCCTTCTGGAAAATCATAAAAGCCGTGACGAGCCTTAACACCATTATACTTGTTCAATAGAGATTTAAAATCTGAAATTCTATCAGCACCAACTACCATTGTGGCTTTTGTGTAACCCGCATTATAAAGATATACTAGTGCATCAATTGCATTTTTAATCTTCTTATCATAGATGATGTTGCGACCATGTTTTGGAAAGATCTTTCTCATCAACATAACCTTCTCTTTATACTCAAGAGGATCTTTCTTTGGGTTATTTGATTGAGACGCAAATATTTTATAGTCATTCCCTATAGCGAGACTAGCTACTTTAATCAGAAGTTTCTCATGCCCGCGGGTCGGAGGGTTGAAGCGTCCAAATGTGAACACAACTGATTTTGAGTTTTCTTCATTAAACTGTTTAAATCCTTTAATCATATCTTTATCTTTCCCAGCCTTTTATTACATCTTTGCTGAAGTTATTCATTGAAAATTCTAATCTATCAACTAATTTGACTGCACCAGAAGTAGTCTTATCAATAGCAACAAATCCTTCAGAACCTGTTACCTTGAAACCATTCTTAGTACGAACAAAGGTATCAAGTTGTTTTACCTTATCAAGTTTATTTATAATAAGAAGCTTAGCATCTACAATAGCATTCTGAAGCTCAAATACAAGTTGAAGGTTCTTTCTATTCTCTTTTGAGAAGAATCTCATCAATTCTTGTTCCTTCTTATCAACACCTTCTTTACCCTTTGGCGATTTTCTCTTTGCTCTTTCCTTCTCAAATCTATCTTTGAACCAAATGAGAAGATCATTCACATGCTTTGCTGGTGAACCAATTCTTTCACCTTTTCGAACAAGACTATTATTAAATGTTTCGAATTGACCAGCAAGTTGTGGATTATCTTGAATCTGTTTGAGTGTCGAACTCGCAATCTTCTGAAAGATTTTACCTGCATTACTCAATGCATCATTCACTTGTTTTGTATCGGTAGCGGATAAACTTGCCTTACCTGTCACATCTCTATATTCAGCATCTTGATACCAGATTGAAGGTTTCTTCTTTAAACCTTTTAGATTAACACCATAGGATGCTTTCATTGAATGAAAATCCTTACCTTTATAAGTTGTGTGCCATACAACTCCAAGATTTGCCTTAGCGATCTGTTTACCTAAATCTGATTTAACAGGAATAGCATAAACAATTGTGTTTGGCTGGAATGTGTAGTAAGATTCTCCATCAATCGATTCCTTTGCAACATCACCCTTTGTGAACATGATATCACCTTGAATCACATCTTTAATACCAAGATCTTTCAATTCATTAAAGGCAACTACTAATTTCTCAGCAAGATCACCAGATGTATCAGCACGAACATCAGCCTCTGATTTATATACCTTAGGATCTTTATTGAAGATGCCTTTCTTGGCAACAAAGAATTGACCATCACTTGGATCGATACCCGCAAACACTGCTGGTGCTCCATCCCATTTTACAGTAACATCATAATTCTCATTACTATTGCCTGCCAACATATCTCTCATTGCTCTTAAAGCAAAGATGGCTTCTCTTGCACCTTTAACACCACCATAAATCACTCGGTCTTCCAAGTGTGTCATGTGAGTATTCTTACTCGATGTCGCTTCGGCTATAAATGTCTTAAATGATATCATTATGGTGCCAATTTAATTTCAACTTGTTTTGGTTTTACTTTCAAATCTTTCTTTAGAAATTTGGTCAATTGTTTAACGGCGCTTTTATATGTTGACATTGCTTTTGAAAAGAATGTATCTTGTTGCATTCCAATCATTCCACCAGAATCTAAAGATGCTTTATAGTCAAATGCCCATGTTCCTTCGCCCTTAGGTTGTTGTCCTCGATGTGAGAATTGCCAAGGTGTTAAATCAATTGCATAACCTTCTTCGAGTTCTTGTTCCTCACAGAATGTTTTAAACTTTTTCATAGGCTCTTCTATCTGTATTTTAAGTGGTGTAGTTCCTGCTTTATAGAGACGATGATATTCCATCTTAGACACATTAAGAATATCACCAGCTTCTAACAATTTTGGTATATCATTATCCATCTGAAACATCCATCCATCACCCTCTAATATTGTAATAACACGATCTACTCGATCACGATGCCAAACTAGTTCATCTGATTCAATATCTGATTCAAATATACGAATCTTTGTATTACCTTTTATTTTATCTGTATATGGTTTACTCATATTACCAAAAAAATGCACCTCCACCTTTTAAGCCAAGTTGTGATGCATATCTTGGAAGATTGCATGACCAGTAACCTGCTTTTGTTTTATCTTTCTTTGCTGCACAGTTGTGTCGAGCGGCAAAAGATTTTCTTGCTTCGGGATCATCAATCTTAGCTTTAAGACCTGATGTATCTCCGAATTGAACCTTGATTACATTACCCTTATCATTCTTCACATATACGTAAAATTTCTTCTTTCCACCTCTTTTAGGTTTATTCAATTCTACATCATCGCCTTTATATTCTGCTTCATTAATGAATGGATGGTCAAGTGGAACTTCTTCACCTTCGTAGAGACCAAACTTACCAATGTCTGTTGACATAAGATATTCATCAAATTCATTCAAATATGTTGGGGCCGTAGCAGATTCTTTCATCTGTCTAGCATATTCAAATAACTTATAATAGTTTTCTGAATGTGGACGAAAGATATTATGTGCGATGGGTATTTGATTCTCTCTATGGAATCTCAATGCTGCTTCTAGTTGATTCATTACTTTTCTTTTAATATTATATATGCGCTTGAATCTGATGTTGAACTACCTGCGTAATTCACAATCTGTGTAATAAATTGATCTGCTTTCTTGCCACCATCGCCAATCAGATTGAGAATATATAGACCACCAAGTTTACCGTGAATCCATATATCAGAATTTCTCTTAATCTTACCAAGCTCTTCAATGACATTTTCTTTTGAAATAGTCTTGTCAAATTTCTGAAGCATCGCAGTGAATTTATTAATTGCTTTTGAATTGCCAGCTGCTATTGCTTTAGCCTCTTTTCTGAGATCATTATTTTTAGGCAATCTCTTCTTATAGATTCTCTTTGCTGCATCTTGCATCACACCCCAAGATGCACCACCTCCACGAGCACCTTTACCTTTAATCTCTGCTTTATGTGATCCAAATGCACTATTAGCTCTTAGATCAATCTGTCCACCCATAAAGGTTACATAATTTGCTTTAGATGTGTACCATTCACCTCTTGCAATGGCTTTGATATGACCACCACTAAATTTATAATCAGATGTTAGAGGTGGTCTTTCAATATTCTTCTCAACACCCTTAACACTCTTTGCGACTTTCTTCAATGAGATACCAACCAGTCTCTTTTGAAGATATAAATCGAGTATATCATCATTAAAGCTTTCAACTGTTGATGTATCAAGTTCTTTTACTTTAAAACCTTTTTCTGATACCCAAATATCACCAGGATTCCATTTATCATCTTTTAACGGTTTAAAATCATTGTTCTTAAAGGCTTGATCTTTCGAAGAATATAATTCTTTCATCACTTTATCATCTCTATGAAAAATCATATCACGTTCAATCAAATGATTTCTGATAGCATATTGAGCCGTAAGATATGAAGAAATCTTCCAACTCTCATCGATATTAAGAATTTCTTTGATAGATGTTTTTCCAACAGAAACCTGTTTAAATGCTTTGATGAGAACTTCATCAGTAAAGCTTTCCATTGGTTTATCATAACCAATATCTAACATAGCAGCCATCCACACACACTGTGCAGATTCTCCGATTGCTGTATTGGCTGTACCACCACCTGCTCCAGCACCACCACCGAATTCTGGTGATTTCAATATATCTGAAGAAGAAATAGTCTTGCCATTAACACCAGAGAGTTGGAATGCTTTACCATCTCTTTTGAACTGTTCAATTGCATCTAAAGCACCTTGAACACTGGCAACTGTTATCTCTCCACCTTTATATAATTTTAAAGGGATTTGTTTTTTAATAAGATCACTGAGAATATCGAGTCGTGATTGACCTTTATTAGGACCACCTGTTGCAGGTTTCTTTAACTCTGCAGGTGTTAAGTTAGTGGCTTCTACTATAAACTCTTTGAAAGATTGCATGTTTCCCATAAATTAATGATAGTGATATTTATATCTATTTATAAGATTTCCACTCTTCATATAGCACATTTGATCTCTCATATGTCTCTTTTTCCCATGGCTCATCACTTTTTAACTTAGTCCAATCAACTAATTCTCCCATCCATTTACACATCTTAGGTGATCGAATGAGATCAACTAACTCACCCCTAACATATTGTTTAACGTGTATCATTTCATGTGCGAGTGTATCATGAATATCATCTAAGGTTAAGGAAGAATCAATTCTAATTGTGAAATCTCTTGGGTTATGATTATTATCATTCCAAGAACAGTCACCGTAAAGACCTTCTTTATCGGCTAGATTCCTTATAAGTTCTATATCAACTTCAAGGTTCTTTAATCTAGGCATAAGTCTTTTAACATAAAAAAAGAAAGCACTTTCAAGTTCAGATCTAATCTTCTGATTTGAACCCCTTATTGATAATGTAATCATATCAAATCTTAAAGGTTGAGAAATCAGAATTGGATTGCGTTTGTGGAGTAGAATCTGATGAACCATCATTAGATAGATTCTGTGCAGAAGTTTCAACATCATACAATCTCATCTTGGCACGATCAATCCCAACGACGAATCTCTTGTTGGCTGTTGGATCATTATATCGATTCTTGAGTTGTTTAACCATGAGCTGATTCATACCCTCAAGCTGTTCAGTTGAAATAAGAGCGAGCATCAAGTCACAAGTTGCAGGAAGACCGAATGATTCTGAAGTATCAGTAATCTCAACGTCAGAATTACCAAATCCAGTTCTTGTTACCTGAGTTGCAGACCAGATTGGTACATTGAACTCAACAGCAAGTCCTCGAAGTTCCTCCGCGATTGCTTTAACAAAAGAATATGTATTGATAGATCCACCAAGACCTTTCATTCGTGAAGAAGCCGCAATATTAAGATAATCAATGAATATAACATCAGGTTTGAAGTCTTTCTTCAATCTAAGTTCATCAAGCAAGGCTCGGAAATGACCAGAGTGAGCAACAGCTGTTGGATATTCCTTTACAATCAGTTTACCATTAGTCTTTGATTGAATCTTCTTTACCTTAGAATCAAATAGGTCTTTGGGTAGATTCTCAATATCACCGATATCAATATCAAATAGATTTGCATCAATACGTTCAGCTATCTTTTCTTCAGCCATTTCAAGTGTGATGTATAGAACACTCTTACCTTCAGATAATGCAGCGGCTGCAAAATGACACATGGCAAGAGATTTACCAACACCTGTGCCAGCAAGGATAATATTCAATGTCTTTCGACCTACACCACCCTTTGTGATTGTGTTGAGCATCTCAATGTCAAACGGCATCTTGTCTTCTTTCTTATGATAGAAAGCAAAACGTTCAGATGCATTTTCAATATAGTCGTGTCCTACATTAGAATCAAAGGAAACTCCTAGTGCATCTGATAAAATTTCGGGGATTGCACCTTCAGCCTTATCTTTCTTTTTACCATCAATGATCTGAATTGATTCCATGATAGCAAGGTACACGGCTCGATCTTTACACCACTTTTCTGTAGAATCAATTAGCCACTGATCATCGACCTTTTCCTCTTTCTCTAATTCACGAATGAGGGTTAGGACCTCATTCGCGTCACTCCGTGTGATATGTTCCGAATTCTGAAACTCAATTTCAAGAGCAGCAGAATTAGGTAGTTTATTATATTCACTTACAAACGATAATATTAATTTATATACAGGTGCATTATGAGCTTCAAAGTATTCAGTCTTTAAGTGAGGTAATGATTTTCTTGTGAAGTCTTCATTGTATATTAAGTTATTAAGTATTATCGCTTGTAAATCTTTAATCATCTTCGTTATTTTCGCCGTCTAATAATGTTGCTAGGATATCGCCAATCAGAGTTTTAAATTCTGTTGATTCATTCAATTCTTCTATACTATACTGTTTATTTCCTTTGTCAATCTGAAACTTGAAACTTATAGTTGCTTGGTCTTCATCCATGTTTTCTTTTATAGAAACCTCACCATAGAAGTATACAACATCTTTATATTCACCATCTTGAATCTTGAAGCCGTAATAATCTACGTCTTCTTTTTCAACCATTGTGTACTTAGGAATCTCCATCTTCAATTGTAGGTGTTGATTCGGAGATCATTGTAGTAGATGCAACTTTGAAGCGCTTCTGTACAAATTCCTTGAAGTCGGTTTTATCAAAGATGTTAGTCCAGAATTCCTCATTCATAGTTTGTGCCAAGCGAAGATTGCCAGTTAATTCATCACCAGTTGCAGGATTCTTGGCTTGATACCATCCATTTTTAGGTTTAACAACATATCCACCTTCCATAGCAACATCGACCAAGCCTGACCATTTCTCAATGCCACCTTCCCATGTGACACTAATTGGAATCTTAGATTTCTCCTTAACAAAGCGAGACTTCTCAATATTAATGATGAAGTTATAACCAGAAACTTCAGTTCCAGTCTTCTCTTGTCGGCGACCGATGATCCATACATTGTCAGCAGAGTACATCACACCTGTTCCACCAGAGACAACAGCCTTGCTGAACATCTCTTGAGTTTGATAAGTGTGATTGATAGCAAGTAGTGGAATATCATTTAAGGTGAGTGAAGGTGTAATCATGCGGAATAAACCCTTGAGTGCCTTAGCACGAGTCATATCTGCAACAGACTTCATATTCTCAGCATCGTCAACTTCTTTCTTAGATGCAATATTACCAATAGAGTCAATGACAATGATCACTTTATCTTTACGTTCGATCTCACCCAGTTGATGTACAAGATCGAATTTAAGTTCCTCGATGTTTGTTACTGGTGTGTGTAGGACTCTACTTGTATCAATTCCAAAAGATTCAAAGTATGCTTGGGGTGAACCAAACTCTGAATCATAGAACATAAGAACAGAATCTTCATGTTTCTTAAGATATGCGGCAGCCATCAATAGAGCAAATGAAGTCTTGAAGTGCTTAGATGGTCCCGCAAGAACTGTAAGACCAGAAGCCAGACCTCCATCGATTGAACCCGACAATGCTGTATTGATCATCGGTACTGGTGTTGATGTCAATTCCTTCTCCGAAAAGAGTTTAGATTCTGACAACACTGAGACTCCCGCTGAACGGGATGATTTTTTTAGTTTTTCTAATAGTGACATATTATTATATATTATTTTTAGTCTTCATCTTTCACAAAGACACCATTCTCCATCTTACCTGTTCGTTTCTTGATCACATTATATGCGGTTTCTAGACATTCGACAGAGTTAAATCCTACTAATTTAGATAAAATGATAATGGTGACTAACATATCTCCAATACCATCTTCTACCTCAACCAAGGCTTCCGATCTTTTCACCTGCTTGTTCTGATCACCTTGGATAGAATCCAATAAAAGAAGAGCCTCACGTGTTTCATCGAGTTCTTCTTGAGTCTTACCAAGTTGTGTGAGTGCAGTAGCCTTATCGAGAATACCCTTGTCGGCTGCCCACTGATTTACTTTTTCTTCTAGTTGTTCGTAGTTCATTATAGTTACTATATACTGTTTTCTGTTAATTGTAAATACTTATTTTAGTTTATTTGGACCCTTTGATACAAAGGGCATCTTAGATTTTTCTCCAACATAAACCTGATGTGCAGCCTCATATTGGAGATTAAGAGCCACCGATTTGCCAATCACAACCTTTAGGAATTCCTTTGGTCGAAAGTTTAGGACTTCACCAGGAACATCCACATTAATATCTTCGCGGGTGACAACGCAAATGTTATCATATACTTCTTTTGTATCTTCCATTATAATTTTTATTTTCTTTCAAATGTTAGCTTCATGTACTTTACTTAGTTTTTTCATAGATTTGTTATTGCTTTTAATTGATATTTGATATTACAGTATCTTCAATTTGTGACCAGTTATAGCTTCTTTGGTAGTCATACCGTTTGCTTTATAAAAATCTTCACTTGTTCCATGTGAATAGATATTTAATCTACCATATATGGAACATGCTTTCTTGAGGAGTCTAGAGCCAATACCCTTTCTACGTTGGCGAGGCATCACATAACATTGATATTCTTTTCTCTCGTGTCGATCATAAGCTAAGCCCCAGCCAGTATATCGTTCTCCATCGTGAGCGATCATTAAATGTCCATAATCAAAATATAGACAACTCTCGAGCTGATCCTTTAAGACACTATAATCATTTCCATCATCAGCCGCGGCGGCCCGACTGAAGTTATTTCTGGAGCACCATTTGAGCACATCGGCAGGAGGCCACACTTTGGATAGGTCGTAAGTTCTAATATAGGTCTTCATAATTTAGTAAATCTTTCTCAATCTTATGTATATATTATAATATATTTTGGTCATTTTGTCAACATATGGAAGTCATTGATGATCAAAGGGTTATGACATTATCTTATATAAGATCTCAAAAGTCATAACCCCTTAATTGTCAGAGACTTACAATCCAGTCCATTGAGTATTGGACATATCATCCTTTAGGACATTTCCACGAGCGAAGTTTCGAGCTGGGGCATTCCAGCTCGCTGCTTTAAGATAGTCACCATATTTAAACTTCTTATCAGTTTCACAGTTCACGATGAATGAGTGAGCCCCACCACCACTAATGATCTTGATATATTTGGCACCTACCTTGTAGCTGATCTTATTTGCGAAGTTTGTGCGCATCTCTTCGGCTATTTCAGAATCTTCACTCATGAATTTATTATAATTCACTTTCATAGCCTCTGTAATTTTGGCGATGGCGTCGGTCATTTCTTTTGTAATTTTCATAATTTATTTTACTAGGTGTTGTTCTACTGAGCGGAGGAGCACATCTGCCTTAGCCGTTATAAAAACATTTCCCTGTCCCTTTAATTGTTCAGCAGTGTTGCGATCAATAGGAAATTCAAGTCCATTGCTAGTGGTAACCAAAGTAAATAATTCTCCATAACCTTTGTAATCAATGATGTTCTTGATGGCAACGGGAGCTTTGATTTCCTCATCCTCATCCTTCTCTGTTTCATCAATGTAGATTTCCGATTTCCAAAGGGCGAAGCCAGTCTCAGAGTGACCAATTGTTTCTCCATTAGTCACAAGTAACCCTTTCTTGACAAGGGAGGCAACGGTGCCTGGAATTGATTTCAGACTCGGATGAGTCATGTGGTCATAGATATACCCAGCATCGATGCAGTTACACCAAGTGTAAGTATCATCAGCACATTCTGGAACTCCATAATTAAGAGGATTCATTTCATTTTGGGCAATGAGCTGAAGCACGGTTTTTTCTTTTTCAGTAATATTCATAATCAATCTTATATGTATATTATAACCTATTTTGATCATCTTGTACATAGAAATAACCTAGTGAGTATCAACGGGTTAGGACTTTTAATTATATGATACTCCAAAAATCATAAGTCGTTGACCATCAATAACTTAATCAAGTTCACTTCTCTTAGTATAAGTCGTTGACTATCAACAGGTTAGATCATTCTATTGATAGTCAACTGGTTACACATTCTTCATCGAGAAATCAATAGCCCTCGATGCTTCTAAGGTCAGTGGCCTATGTTTATACCATCCACCTGTATCATTATCAATCTCTTTGCATAGCTTAGCAACATCATCTGGTGATATTGGATATTTGGCTCTAAGAGCCTTGGTTGAGATTGATACCATAATCTGATACATTTTATGATACCACCCACTATCGGACATTGTTCTATATTCAGCAACTAGTTGTTTATTCACAAAGGGACAATCATGATATGAATCCCACTTAATACTCACATTTGTGAGTCTATCTTTCTTATATTCTGCAATCTTAGCACGAATATGTTCAGGCATCTTATCTTGAAATGAGTTTTTAAATCCATTTACGAATGCATGCTTCTTCATTAATTCTGTAGGATTTAGAAGTTCTTCTTTATGTGTGAAAATGAAATTATAAGCATTCGGATATTGTGCAGGAACATAATACATTCTACTCAAATCTTTTGTCTGTGCATCACCTACCGAACCGAACTCATGATTCAGAGCATACCAGAAATGGCGAATCTTATCAGCAGGAACGGATTCAGTCAGAGGCAGAATCACACGAAACTTTGGCTTCTCCTTTGTTGAAGAAGCAGATGAATAACAAATGAAGTAGTTCTTTTTGAACTTCTCAATTGTTTCTTCAAATGTTCCATCATATTCATCTACATCGAGTGCGGCCCAACGATTCCATTTAATCACATTTTTATTTGCTCTAGTAGTGTCTTTCTCAAAACTGGCTGGAGTGATTAGCGGTGATCCATCTTTATATTCACCTTTCTTTGGTTTATAACCAGGTTGTTTTGACAGATCATAGAGTAACTTCTCAAAAGTTTCAAGATAGTTAAAATCCATCTTGCGATGGGTCTTGTTATCGAATATGGACTTGAATAGTGTAAGAGATATCATTTTAACCAAAGAATTGTTCTAAACTATTTTGTGGTTTCTTATATGTGATTCTGGTTCTTGGTCTTTTAGATCCATTAGCTTTCTTAGGAATAAAATGTTTGATACCTATCTTCTTGCCGAATTCAACCATAGACTCTTCATCTGGAAATCTAATTACTACTTTTCTCATACTTCACCTCCATCAAACCAACGATGATCTACATCTTTATTATATGGTATATCTGGGTACCATGTTGATTTTGTTTTATCTGTTATTGGCATACCACTCTTTTCAATAAAATCCTGTAGATCTTCGTCAGTCTCAAATGAGAAATCTACAACAGCAAATGCATATTCTTGATGTGAATATTCAGGCATACCCCACCATCCATGAAATGTATTTTCAATACCTTGTGATCTATCAAAGATATTGTTCTCTGTATCATTTGTATTTCTTACGTTCTTTTTCATACCCAATATTTTTCAATTTCATTTGTTTCTTCTAAAGTTGGCTTCCTATATTCCATACCATATTCATTGATGCCCATCTTTGGAACAATGTGATCTTTATAGATAGGTTTCTGATTGAAACCAGAATAATCTACATGGTGATGCCAGCGGTTAAACTTCTTTGTGATTGTTGTGATATCTGGATGTTGATCTTGAAGAGATTTTGCGAAATCATATCGATCATCATAGTCTTTACCATCAGCATTGAAATTATAAACCTCTTCAGTATTACCACCCTTCATAGTAAGTGTGCCGATCTTTCCACATAGGAAGGCATTGAATAACATTGTGCAGTGTCTATCTTTCAAAATTCTTAATGATAAATCGGTATCCTCATTATATTGACCTCTCCATCTATGGTCAAGATCATTCGATAGAAGAATGCAACTATAGATCCGTGAGTTCAAATAATAAGGCTTTTTAAACACAGCATTCTCAGATGGAACAACGAAATATGAATAATTCATACCTGCCATCTTAACATTCTTATATCGATCAACGAAGTCTTCACAAGCACGAAATGTTGCACCTGTATTCACACGGCGGCGTCTATTGTTGTTGAATCGAAAGAAATCTCGAATATTATCATCTATAATCCAATGACGTTCATGTCCTGCTTTAATAGAATGTTCCCAAACAAAATTACGTGCTGGGATAGATCCACCAAGGAGTCCTGTTGCTTCACATCTCTTGGCATACTTAGGATTTTCTCTGAAATTTTTAGGTAATGTTAAAATCTTATTAGCATCAATATGCTTATTATAAGCCTCAAACTCTGATTCCTCAATAACGATATAATAAGGAACATTCATCATCTCAAGTGAGCGCGATGTAAATCGTGTATCAGATCTTCCTTTAGAAATGATATAGATTGGATATTTCGGTTGATTTAAATTAGACATGATATTATAATATATTATGTGTTTATTTATGTCAACACTAGAATAATGTATTCACTTGTGAATCTTTATATGCTTGTGACCACTTCACTGATGTTTTGCCATGATCTCTAAATCCACCTTGTATGCGATTACCACTCTCATCATAAAGAATTTTAAAATATTTTGGGTACATTGATTGAATCAATTTATGATTCTCATGCACTTCATCAAATTCAGTTTGATCCCAATGAATACTCTTTTCTTTCTTGGATGCGATACTTTGATTAGCGAAGATAAACTCATTACTTACACGATTACGATAACCACGAGATAATAGACCAATGATGAGTAGAACATCCTGCGCAACACGAACCTCATCAAGGCGCATCTCTTCAATCTTATCGGCCCAGTCAGATCCATTGATCCAATAACATGAAGACATCGCACGATTATCTTCAAAGATATTATGAAACGGTGGATTATTTTGTTGTGCACAACCACAGAATGTAATACCATTATCTAACCAATTATTATAGGTTTCAAACATCTCAAGTACATCATCTTCTGTACAAACTCTTGAAGATTTTTCCATATTAGAAACACCATTCCAATATTTAGAATTTCGGCGCTTGAAATGTAGATCATCATCTAACATCGCATATCTCTCATTTTTAGCGGTCTCATAGATAACCTTTCGAGTACGAGACAGTGCATTTTTAGTACCTATCTTAATATCTGGTTGAAGTACTAAATATTCAGCATCATAATTATATTGGTCACGCTCCCACTCTTGAACAACAAACACGACTTTCTCTTGTAGTTCTCTAGGAAGATTATTGTATGTAACCTGATTATCTACTCGGCAGGCTGTTGGTATATATATCTTATCAATCATATTATAATTTAGCAGAAGAAATCTTGTAGTGATACTCGTTTCTCGTCGCTCCAGTTTAGTGTTTCAAGTATCATATTGAGAGGTTCAATAAATGACTTCTTGAATTGCAGTTCATAGTTTATATATTTGTTAAGGTTCAGCTCTTCTGGGAATCTTTCTTTGAAACCGAAGATATTCTCTTTTACAGGATTCGGTAACATAAGATGAATATATTTAATTTTATCACCATTATAGATTAGCTCATATTCCTTGTCAAGACCATTCTTCTTTACATGGTGATTATGAAGAAGAGCAGCACGAACATGCATAGGTGTCCCCTTCTGATAAATTACATCCTTGTCCATCCACTTGGTAGCATCAGATATACCACGTGGGAATGCAATCAAATCCGGTGATAATGTTTTGAAGTGTTCCTTGAATAGAGCAATAGCTTCTTGTGTCTTCTCTTCACTGCCACCCATAATAACCTTGAAAATCTCTTTCATGGCTATTCGACAGACTTGTGGTGTAGAAGATTTGATTGCTTCAATACCCATCATCTTGATCTTTGGCTCGGCATATTGTACACCTTCATTATTGTGTACATTCAGAATATATCGTTTCTTTGCTGTCCAAATACCACGATCTGCGATGGCTTCACGTTTCATTACCATTCGATCCGAATATGCATTAGTTCTCTTAGCATAGATGTCGAATGCTCGATTAAGTGCGGGCTCAATCACTCTGTTACCAAACTCATCCAAAAACTTGACAGGATCTTTTGGTTTGAATTTATCGATGATATCCTTGGCTGTAATATAGACAGAGTCAGTATCAATTGCGATAACACGATCTTTCAAATCTGATTCTTTGAGAAATTTCTGAATCTCTTCATTTACAGCCTTCTCTGCTGTACGAATAACAGTCTGTCCAGTTAGTGTAACACCCTCAGCAATCTGTGGATCATAGTAGCGAAAGTGTTGATTGGCTATAGCTCCGTATAAAGAATTCAACAGAATCTTTACCGACATCTGAAGTGTTTCATTTCTTGTCACTTCACGAATAAGAGATTGATTATCTTCATCTTTAGCCAACTGCTTCTTATATCCAATTGTCCTTTCTTTAATCTCGACACGCTTTGTATAGAGTTCTTCAACGATTTCTGGAATGATACCTTTGACATCTTTTCGATATACAGAACCATTACCAGCCATAGCAATTCCTTCGGGCGCTTTCTTATCTGTTCCTAATAGAACTTCTGGTACAACATTCTCCACGAATGAATAAGGAATTAATGTCTCGGGTGACATATTATTCTGAATAATGATATTCGGATATAGTGAGTTCAAGTCAAAAGACATCACCCACTCAGACATACCCTTGACAACATCTTTTACATATCCGCCAGCAATGCTGTCCGTACCAGATTTGATTATATATTCACTTGGTTTAAGTTGATTAAGACGTGGAACAGTCCTTTGTCTCATCAATCGACGATAGATAATTGAATCCCATATTGCAGTTGTACCAAGGGTATCTGTGTAATTAACACCACCGATATATGCTGTTGTAATAACCAGAGTAATCAAACCCATCTTTTCTTCGAATCTTTCAATTAGTTCAACGTCTTTGATATTATAATCAACAAACATTTGGTAATCTGCATCATATAGATTTCTAAGAGAACCAACCTCAGAATAGTCGAGTTTCTTTTCACCAAGGACAACACTGGCAATATGATTCAATGAGTATGATTCTTGATTGCCATATGTGTAAGCAAACTTCTTGAAGAGATCCATATAATCAAGTTGAGACACACCGGATAGAGTAACCACTCGCTGAGAATTACCCATAAACTTTACTTCACCAATTCGAATAGAACCCCATGGTGATAGTCGTTTAGTATTCTGTTCACCTAGTAGATGTGTCATTCTAGCGACCATATAAGGAATATCAAAGAATCTAATATTCCATCCTGTAATCACATCTGGTGTATTCTCTGGGTTGGCCCACCAGTCGATAAAATGCAATAGCATCTTTTCCTCGGAACCAAATTGCATGTAATCAATTTTTACATCAAGTTGTGATTGTGTCTCATCATATGGTTTTAAACCCCAGACACGATATGTATCATCCTTTGAACTCTTGTATGCGATTGTAAGAATCTCATTAACAGGATTATCACAATCTGGAAATCCATCACCGAAGGCTGTTTCAATATCAATGTTACCTATATCGACAAGGTCACGCTTGAAAGAAATCTCATTAGGGAATTGTGTCTGAATGAAAGCAGGCACATGTCGGGAGTTGCCATATATCTTAAATGTACTAACACCGTCATATGTTCTGGCAAATTCATTTGCATCTGACATAGAATTAAATGTCATTGGATCAATCGGGGCCCGATCAAGTCCCTTGTACTTTGGATTCTGATGCTTAGAATCTAGGTAGTACGTAGGTTTAAATTTAACCTTTTGTTTTACTCTGTTTCCTTCATCATTATATCCACGATATAGAAGGAAGTTGGATTGTTTTTCAATAGATGTGTAGAAGCCTGTTATCATAATATAGTAGTATTATATCACAGTGATGTGATATGTCAAATTAAAAGATCCTCTTTACTTCTGGCGAAAGAGGGAAAGACCAACAGGTTATTCTACCAAGAATTCTGGCTTTGAATTTATAGAGAAGCTCTTTGGTTTCTTCTCTTCTGGGATATTCTTTTCAAGATATACCGAGAGAATACCGTCTACAAGAGCTACCTCTTTCACTTCGATATATTCACCAAGTGTGAACTTCTTATCGAATTTACGTGTAGCAATACCTTTGTGGATATATTCTTTATCACCATTTAGATCAACATCTTTAGATGCGATAGTGAGAATATTCTGATCTTGTTCAACTGTAAGATCTTTCTCACCGAAACCTGCAACAGCAATTGCAATTTCGAATTGGTCATCATCATGCCTCACTACATTGTGAGGTGGATAACCAGATGGTTGTGTGCTTTGTTTTTCGAGTCTATCAAAAATAGAATCGAGACCTACTGACCAAGTTGAGCCTGGCCATTGATATGTTGCTTTTGTCATTTATTTGTTCCTCCTATTAGGCAGGTTATGTGTTGTGAGACCCCGAAGGCATCTCATTCAAGATCACAACGTGTGATCTTAAAATTTTATTTATACACCTTTAACATTACCGATGGAATATTTTGATTCTAAATTCCATTCGCGCTTATCTCTATGTGATATAATTTTAATGTGTCTTAATGTTGTTTTATCCTTTGCTTGATCTGGATTTACGATATTCAACAATCCCCAATCTGAGAGAAGCGTTGTTATTGAATTGCGTCTACAGACATCGTCGTAGGTTAAATTGGATGGCTTACCATCTAACATGAAAAGTTCTTTGAAATGAACAATGAAATACATACCTTGTTTATGCAAAATATGACAACTTTGAAATAGTGTGTTATGTTCTTTCTTCGAAGATATTCCTATTCGAGTTAGTGTCTCTTTAATTTTAAGGAAATCGTCTGGTTCTTCGAGAGATATCTCTAGCATTTTACTAGGATCCCATTTTACTAGTTCTTGGTCATTCATGTGTCTAATATTATAATTACATTGTTAAAGTATTATTTATAATATTAGACACTTTCGCCTATTACTTA